ACGGAGGGGGTAGTTTCGGCTGCCCCCTCCTTGCTATAATGGTATATATGATCACCGCTGGCAACCAATATGCAGATAAGGTTTTCTCAGAGCATCCAATTGCCCTGTGGTCGCTTGACGAAAATCTCTACTATCTATCTCTTATAGATGACAACACTAGAAGGTTTTCCTCATGGACACTAGATAACTGTACCTATAGCGATACTCCAACAATTCCAGACGTACCCTCCCCATTTAACAGTGACATATATTCTTCTCTTACCGCAAGCACCTCTAGCCCAGTACTTATTGAAGCAGAAAGTTCTGGACTCTTTGATTCTGCAAACGTAAATACAGACACAAACACTTTTTGCGTAAACTTTTTTATGTATCAGAAGCCAACATATATTGAGTGGTTTAAGGTAGGCTACAGATATCTGGACGCACTTGGAGCAAGCCAAGAGGTTCTTTCTGATGAGATACCACCACCACCCACAGAATCCTGGGTAAACTTTAACAATATCTATCAGTTACCAACGAGTTGGTCTGGAGATATAAAACTTGTCATTCAGATAAGTTTTGCCGATAGTTCTGGAGGAGACGCATCATCAAGAACTGTTTTGATGAACGGACTATCTGTTGGTCAGAACTCAGAAACAACTTGCTACTCAAGTCTTGGAGACATAGCCTTTTCGATTCCATCTTCCATAGGAATTAGCGGTATGCTTGGAGTATCTGCTGATCAGTATGGAATACTTTCTGACAATGGATATTATCTTGTAAGAAATAATCAATTGCTTGCACAAAATGATGGTTTTCCACTTGTTTATGGAACAGACCACTCAACTAAGATATATCCATCCAATGTCAACCTTCCGTCACTTATTTTCCCAGGAAAGGGTTTGCTTCACGAAAGTGGAAGGAACAAGCAATACTCTTTGGAGATGTGGATAAAGTTAGATGCATATACAAGTGTTGCAAAAAGAATTATTGGGCCTATTGACAGTTCAGACGGCATATATGTTAAAGAAGGATTCCTCACCCTCGTAGTTGGAAATGAAATTGCCTCACATTGTGTTTCTGAGTGGTACAGACCAATGCTACTTCATTTAATAGTTAAGGAAAATAACATTGTTCTTCTTGTAAATGGAGAAGAAGTTATCAACATTCTCTTTCCAAGAACAACGATAGATTTACCAAATACCGCAGATTGGTGGGGAGTATACTCTTATCCAACAATAGATATATTTGAAATTGATTGTATATCAATATATCCATACACAATATCTAATCTTGTTGCAAAGCGTAGATTCGTTTACGGTCAGGGAACTCCCTCAATTCAATCAATTGACAATACGTTCAAGGGAACGCCAACGACAATTGATTTTTCTACAGCAGAGTATTCATCAAACATCATTTATCCAGATTTTGGTAGATGGGACGCTGGGTATTTCAACAATCTGGATGCAACGAGGGACTACCTTTCAGTTCCTGGATACCAGTTGCCATCAATAAATATTGGCGGAAGAGACATTAGCCAATGGTATGCAGATAATTATACTGTCAATACCTTAGAGTATCCAGACTCACTACACCCAAAGTTTGTAACCTTTAGGCCAAACATCTCCTATGATATTGATGGAGATCCATACTGGAATCCAGATGAGCCAAACTATACAGATCAATCATACTTTAACTTTCCATCCCTAAACATTCTAAACGATTCATTGTCAGCCGTTTATGGAATTTTTGAGGTGGAGGAAGACAATCCAGTTCCAAGAACATTGATGAGTTTTGTAAATATTGCTAATGGAGACACCTTTGACATAAATGTTGAATCAGATGAGATTAAGTATCTATACAATGGATCTCCAGTTGTTGACGGTGACGGAAACCCAGCCGTGCAAAGCATTACTGTAGGCTTAGAAACACTTGTTGGAATTAACTTTGAATCAGCAGGAATTGCTTATGGATATGATGTGGCAAAGTTCTTCTCCTCACCTTCTTCTGTACAACTTTACATAGGTGGAAATGGAACCAATACTTTTGAGGGAAAGATCTACCTTGTTGGCTTCTGTAATCAAACAAACTATGAAAGCATTTCCTCTAATTTTGATGCAAATGGAATCATAAATAAAGATAACTATGAGATTCTTATAGATCATTTTGCTAGTTATACCTTGATTGCAGAATATGAATACGAGAGAATGTATCTGGATATCTCTATTTCGTCAGAGTGGGAGGAGTACTTCCCACTATCATATTTTGCAAGTTACGTAAAGGATGAAGATGGAAACTCTGTATATGACTTAGATATGCTTCAGATCAACCTGGGATACGCCTCAGTGGAGACACAAGATGTTTGGCTATACTCACAACTAAATTCAGAGTATCTAACAGAAACCTACCAAGACCTAAAGGATTCTATTTACTCCAACTACTTTAATTTAAAAAAGAACAATACTTCTGGCGGAACAGTCAATGTAAAAAACTCTTCTCTCAATGGATACATTACATTCCAGTCACTATCAAGTGGAGCAAACGAGCCCATATCAAGTTTCCTATACGAGAAAGCCCTAGACGAAAGTTCAGTCATTGATCCTGATCTAGAAAACACGGTGTCTCTTCCAGAAAAGGCATACCAGACAAAGTTTGTTTTTAAGGATAACGTCATTGTGTATCCACCAAAATCAAATAATTTTGAAGACTATGCAATGGTCGTTCACTTAAAGATTAACCAAAGATCTATCTTAAAGAATCCACTTACGGTTAAAAGTTTTGAGATAAGTTCAAAGAACTTTAACTACAACTCAGTCAGTGAAGATTTAGCACAAAGAAACTACTTTGGTACAAAATTTGGAAACAAGGTGTACCCAGAAATTGAAGGTTCAGGTGGCATAGATTACAAGAGCAAGAACCCCTACCTAATGTACAAAACAAATACTCCGTACCTATATACAACTAAAAAGTCTGGAATCAAAATAATCAACGTTGGATCAATATCTTCTCCAGCAGAAAATAGTTATCGTGCATCAATTCCAGTAAACTCAAATGGATCTTATGACTTTAATGTTTCAGCAATAAACGTGTTTGTTCTTAGCAACTTACCAGATGTAGTTGATGAAATTCCAGTAATGGACATTAATCATAAGGGAGGAACTATATCTTTAATTGCTGATAAGAGCCTGGACGGTATATCAATAAGTGCGTACAACAAGACAGTTGTAGGAGCCACAACAACATACACACAACTTTCATCAGTTAGTTTTTATCAGAATGGAAGATATGTAAATTCTGCATACATTAAGGATAATGAGTGGAACAATATCGCAGTCCTTTTTGACAACAGTTTAGACTTTAGCGAATTTTATAGTGGCTCCATAGACCTCTTTGGTGGATTTATCTTTAATAATATTTCTTATTATTTGCAGGAAGGTCTTGAGGCAAAGGTTGATCTATCACTTAGAACATGGGACAACGTTCTTAATGAAGACTATGACGGTACGCCAGTGAGCCCAGAAAATGTATGGTCCTATTGGTCAGCAGATAGTAGAACATGGCAAAGCGTTTACATTCTTGGACAAACATCATCCTTCATCAGCACACCAGTAGACATATACAAGGCATACACAGGAACGAATAGAACCGTTGTTGACGATGGTTATGGTATGCAACTGCAACAAAAAGAAACATCAGTAATTACGGATGTATCTTGGTCATCCTATACCGATAAACCAGCATAATCTGGTACAATGGTGGTTATGGGAAGAGCAAAATATTATAATCATGGAAAACTAGGTCGTGGCAAGGTATCTGTAGTGGATACTGGAGTCGCACAGCGCAATGCTGTTGGATTTGAATGGGGGTTGTACTTCTGGAGAATGCCAGACGGTCACCTATTCAAGAATGAGGATGGAGATCCACTCAACATTCCATCTGTGAAGAATGATGCCAATCAAATTGCAAAGTTACGTACTGCGGCGGCACACTATGGACAGCCAGATGGCGAACCATGGTTCTATGCTGGTATTGGTCGTGCTACAGATGAAGAGCACGCAGAGCAGATAGACAGATTAAACCAGGGTCTTATCCCATCACTCAATGATATTGGAGCAGTCGCTGCTGCCAAGAAATCATTAGAAACTTACGGAGACTTTGACTAATGGAAAAGCAGCAGATCCTTATTGACGCTAATATGGCGACTCAAATTATTGAAAATGAGTGGGCAAACGCAGATCCCTTTGCAAAGAATTGGGAAGACCTCATCTCTCTTAATGGACTTGAGAAGAACTTTAAGCGTAGAATTTCTAGAACAGAAAAGGCTGCTCCTCCACAGGGAATGTCCAATGCTCTAGATCGTGGAGCAAACGGAACAACAGTTAATAGTGTTCCAAGAGATCCAGACGGTCAGATCTCTAGAAGATACCTTAGTGAGTCCAAGGCCATTGGTCAAAACCAAGATCGTACAGTTGGATCTAAGAAGATCAATCCAGGCCAGGTATATCGCAATGGATACGGAATCTTTGATCTAATTACACCCCCATACAACCTGTATGAACTTTCTTCATACTACGACACATCATTCGCAAACCACGCAGCCATTGATGCCAAGGTATCAAATACCGTAGGGCTTGGTTACAAGTTTGACATGACTTCATCAACACTCATGAAGTTAGAGTCCTTGGATGATGAGACAAAGAAGAAGAATGCAAAGCGTCGTATTGAAAAGTTGAAGATACAACTTGGCTCATGGCTTGAAGACTTGAACGATGACGAGAGCCTTACAAAGATTCTTGAAAAGGTTGTTACAGACATGCAGGCAACTGGTAATGGATATATCGAGGTTGGCAGAACTGTAACTGGTGAGATTGGATACGTTGGTCACATCCCATCCACAACTATGAGAGTTCGTCGCCTCCACGACGGATATATCCAGATTATTGCAGGAAGTATCACATACTTCAGAAACTTTGGTGCAACAAATCCAAACCCAGTCACATCAGATAATCGTCCAAACGAGGTAATCCACCTTAAGGAGTATTCACCACTCAATACATTCTACGGTGTTCCAGACATTATGGCTGCCATGACTTCCCTGCAAGGCGATCAGATGGCTCAGCGTTATAACATTGATTACTTTGAGAATAAGGCTGTTCCTCGTTACATTATCACCGTCAAGGGTGCAAAGTTAACACCAGAAGCAGAGGATAAGTTGTTCCGCTTCTTCCAGACAGGACTCAAGGGCCAGTCACATCGCACCCTCTACATCCCACTTCCTGGAGATTCCGAAGGAAGCAAGATTGAGTTCGAAATGCATCCTGTAGAGAATGGTATACAGGAAGCATCATTTGGACAATACAGAAAGCAGAACCGTGACGATATTCTTATGGCACATCAGGTTCCTCTTTCCAAATTGGGCGGAGTAGATTCTGCATCTACTGCTGCGTCCATGACCCAAGACAGAACTTTCCGTGATCAAGTTGCAAAGCCATTGCAAGAGTATGTTGCTAAGGCAATCAACAAGATTATTAGAGAAAAGACAGACATTATTGAACTTAACTTTCATCAGGTCAGTCTTACAGATGAAATTGCTGAGTCTCAGATTCTTGAGCGTTATGTTAAGAATCAGATTCTCGTTCCAAACGAGGCTCGTGAAGTGATTGGTTATCCACAAAGAGATGGTGCAGATGAGCCATTAGAATTGAACCCAAGACAAGCAGCCGATGCCAAGGGAAATATGCCAG